CAAAAACAGGAGAAAAATGGGAAATTCACCCGTTGATAGAGATAAAAACTACATGAAATCTATGTGGGGAACCGCAAGTTTGACAACAGACTACTGGTCACTCCCAAGAAAAACAGAAGATCCGGAAGAAATTACGATTCAAGAGATTATGCACGATAATTTGAACTCGAATCAACAAAATCTTCAGGAATGAGGTATAAATAATTTAAAAAAATTATAAAATGGCAGTCCAAAGGACATCCAGAGCATTCCGAGATATTAGTTTATCCTTCCGTCCACATCCAGTGACGGGGGATTTACCCATATTAAGGAATGAAAATGCAATTATCAGATCAATTAGGAATTTAGTCGAAACAATTCCCAATGAGCGATTTTTTAATTCAACTATTGGATCTGATGTGAGATCTTCATTATTTGATAATCCAATTATTGGAACTGAAATTAGAATAAAAGATCAAATTGAAAGTACAATTAGAACATATGAAGATCGGGTAGAAAACTTATTAATAGAAGTTGATTTTTTACCCGATCTGAATTCAATAGACGTTACCGTACACTTTGATATTATCGGAAATGATTTTCCACAGCAAACAATTAATTTCATACTAGAGGCAACGAGATAAAATGCCTTTTACAGAGTTCAACAATTTAGATTTTGATCAAATTAAATCTTCGATCAAAGATTATCTAAGAGCAAATTCAAAATTCACTGATTTTGATTTTGAGGGATCTAATTTCTCAATATTAATTGATACACTTGCATATAATACGTATATTAATGCATTTAATAGCAACATGATTGCAAATGAATCCTTTTTGGATTCTGCAACTCTAAGGCAAAATGTTGTTGGATTGGCAAGAAATATAGGATATGTTCCAAAATCAAGAAAATCTGCAAGAGCAGTAATATCATTTGAAGTTTTTCTTAATGGAGTTGATTCACAAACACTGACGTTAAAATCAGGTCTTGTTTGTACAGGAAATACTAACAATACCTCATATGTTTTTTCAATTCCAGAAGATATTACTGTACAAACAATTGATTTTGGAACAACTAAGTTAGCAACGTTCGATGCAATATCTGTTTATGAAGGTATTTCTCTAAGAAAGTCTTATACAGTAGATACATCAATTGAACAAAAATTTGAACTTCAAAACTCATACATTGATACAGATTCAATCAGAGTTTATGTAAAAGGTCAAAATGAAACTGGAAGAGGAAAGGAATATAATGTTGTAGATAATATTACTGATATTGATTCAACTTCTGAGATCTTTTTAATTCAAGAGATAAAAGATGAAACTTATGAAGTTATTTTTGGTGATGGTGTTTTTGGTAAAAAACTTGAAAATGGATCTGTAATTACGATTGAATATATTGTAACTAATGGAGAAGAAGGTAACGGAGTTAGAAATTTAGCATTCGCAGGATCTCTTCAGTATGCAGATCAGGACGGAAATTTACGTCTTGCACAGTCAGATGAACCCATCGTTGTCAATACCATATTATCCTCTAGAGAGGGTTCTAGTATTGAGAGTGTAGATTCTATCAAATACTATGCTCCAAGAGCATACAGTGCCCAGAACAGGGCAGTCACCGCCAGAGATTATGAATATATTGTCAGGAAAGTATATCCAAATGCCGAAGCAGTGTCTGTAATTGGTGGAGAGGAATTAGATCCTCCAGAATTTGGAAGTGTGACTATAGCAGTAAAACCAAAAAATGGCACATTCCTCTCAGATTTTACTAAAGAACAAATTTTAGTTGATTTAAAAAATTATTCTATAACAGGAATTAATCAAAAAATTGTTGACTTAAAAATACTTTATGTTGAAATTGAATCTTCTGTATATTACAACTCATCTCAAATTTCAACTCCAAGTTCACTGAAAAGTTCTGTTATTGGAACTTTAGAAAGATATGCTAAATCTGCAGACCTGAACAAGTTTGGAGGTAGATTTAAGTATAGTAAAGTACAGCAAGTTATTGATAATACAAATTCAGCAATTACTTCGAATATCACTAAGGTGAGAATGAGAAGAGATATGAAAGTGTCTCTGAATAATTTTGCACAGTATGAACTTTGCTTTGGCAATCGCTTTTATATTAATGAGTATGGATTTAATGTAAAGAGTACTGGTTTTACTGTTGAAGGAGAATCTAGTATTGTTTATCTTACTGATACTCCAAACAAAGATTTGAATGGAAATCTTGATGGAAGTGGAAAAGGTGTTCTATCCGTAGTTAAAGAAACAGTCTCGGGAACGCCGGAAATTGTTATAGAATCTGTTGGAGTTGTCGATTACATAGAGGGAGAAATTTTACTCAATACTGTAAAAATTAACTCTACAGTGTTGCCCGATGGAATTATTGAAGTTCAGGCATTTCCAGATTCAAATGATGTTATTGGTTTGAAGGATTTATACTTAATTTTTGATGTTGGAGCTAGTTCTCCTACAATAAATATGAGAAGGGATACTATTTCTTCAGGAGAAAGTATATCCGGAACAAGATATATAACAACATCCAGTTATCCAAACGGAAAATTAACAAGGTAAAGGAAGCATGGCGGATACAAAATTTGACTCTAGAGTAAAAGTAAGTCAGATTATAAAGAATCAATTACCGGAATTCATTTCTTCATCAGAAGAAAATTTTGTTGACTTTTTGAAACAATATTATATTTCTTTAGAGCATCGTGGTGCTGCTTTTGATATAGCAAATAATTTTGATCAATACATAAGCACTGATAATTTAACAGCAGATATTGTATCTAAGACTTATACTCTAAGTCAGGATGTTGGATACATTGATGATGAAATTTTTGTATCTTCCACTGCAGGTTTTCCTGAAGAGTATGGTCTATTAAAGATCAATAATGAGATTATAACTTATACTGAAAAAACAGAAACTTCTTTCACTGGATGCATTAGAGGATTTAGTGGAGTAGAATCCTATGAAGAAGATAGAGGACAACAAAATCTTGTCTTCAAAACAACCAATATATCAGAGCATAATCAGGGAGATTCTGTAATAAATCTCAGCAATTTATTTTTAAAAGAATTTTTCAAAAAATTAAAGTATCAATTTTTACCTGGTCTGGAAAATAATGACCTTAATCCGGATGTAAATGTTGGATCCTTCATAAAACAGGCAAAGTCTCTCTACCAAACAAAAGGAACCGATGGATCGTTTGAAATATTATTTAAAGTACTGTATGGAGTAAATGCAGAGGTAATTGACACTGAAAAATTTCTTCTCAAATCATCTTCTGCAGAATTTATTAGAAGAAAAGTTTTATTTGGAAAATTAGTCAGTGGTCAAGATCCCCTAAAAGTTGCCGGTCAAACTTTGATTTCAAGTGATGGATCCGCATCGGCACCAATTTCAGAGATTGATTATTATCTGTCATCAACTGGAGAAAATATTTACAAAATTTCCATATCTGAAGGATATGATGAAGAAGGTCTTTTAATTGGAAAATTCAAAGAAACTCCACTAACAAAAGTTATTGGAAATGTTCCTGTAGGTTCTACAACAATAACAGTTGATTCTACAGTTTCGTTTCCAAATTCAGGAACAATTATTTCTGGAAGTAATAATGAAATTTCATATACAAGAAAAACAGTAAATCAATTTTTTGGATGCTCTAACATCACAACAGAAATTTTAGATACTGATGAGATTAAAGGATCCAATTATGCTATTTCGTATGAGGATGGTGACATTAATAAACCAGTAATATTCGAATTAAAGAATATTTTAAGTGATTTTAATTTCGATGATGATGAATATACTTTAATTGAGTCTGGAGATAAAATTCTTGTCAATAATCTCGGAGAATATATTAGAAATAATCAAGAAGAAAATACATTTAAGGAATTTATTTTTAACTCTTGGATTTATAATACATCTTCTAGATTCGAAATAGAATCTTCCGAAAGTAATACAACACACATTTTAGCAGAATTCCCAGACAAAGTTTCTCTAAAAAAAGATGATAATGTCAAAATTTTTAGAAGAGGAGCAAATGAATCTTTAGCAACTGCCAAAGTTGAAAATATTTCTAGACTTCAGTCAGATTCATCTAAAGGAAGTTTAAAACTTAAAGAGTATGAAGGTGAAAATTTAGGAGAGGGGAAATATGATATAAAGAGAATAATTAAAACTGCTTCATCATCTTCTACAACTATTCCTTTAGAGTTTTCTAATGTATCTGCAAATATCCAAAATACTTATGATGATGGAGGAAAAAACATTTTTGTCGCTACAAATTCCTTACCAGACTATGAAATAAATCCAGAATCAATTTTTGAAGAGATAACAGATACGTCAAGTATTGGTGCATCTGAAATTACTATATCAAGACCCTCACTAAGGTTTTTGACGGGAGATAAAATTACATATACTCATGGAACTGGAAATCCAATTACAGGATTGACATCAGGTAATGAATATTACATTAAAGTCGTAGATTCTAATAAAATCAAACTCTATAATTCATTATCCGAAATTTATACTGATGCAAATATCAGTCTAGCTACAGAAAGTGGAATTGCTACCACCCACAGATTTACATTATCTAAATTATACAATAAAAAATTATCGCCAAGTTTCTCTTTAAGAAAGTATCCAATTTCAACTTATATAGATGTAAAAGAAAAAGTAAAGACTCCAATCGATAATACTGTTGGATCTTTAATAAATGGAGTTGAAATCTTTAATTACAAAGGTATTGATAATGTATTTTATGGACCACTCAGTGATGTAATCGTTTCTGAGGGCGGTTCTGGATATGATGCAGTATATCCACCCAAAATTGAAATTGATGCCCCTACAGAGGTTGGAGGAACAACTGCATTAGTCAGTCCTGTTATTGCAGGCACAGTTCATTCAGTTTTATTGGATGAAAAAGATATTCCAGTAAAATCGGTAAAATCTGTTTCCATATTGGGAGGAAACGGGACAGGAGCAGTTTTAGAACCGGTAATCGAAAATAGATTTAGAGAATTTGAATTTGATGCTTCTTCTGGAGTTAATAATACTACAGAAGCAATCACATTTACACAAAGTCATTACTTTGAAGATGGTCAAAAAGTTGTATATAGTACAAATGGAAATAATCCTTTAGGTATAGGTACATATCAAGGATCTAATGTAGATCAAAATAAGTATCTTTTAAATGGAGGAACATATTTTGCAAAATATATTTCCTCTAAAAGTATTGGATTATATGAAACTAAAAAGGATTATCTTGCAGGAATTAATACTGTTGGATTTACAACAGTAAATAAAAATGGTATTCATAAGATTAGATCTTTCAATTCCGAAGAAGTTTTATCTGATATAAGAGTTACTAATAGTGGTAATAATTATCAATATAGAAAATTAATTATTACATCGGACAATAGATCAACCTCAATATCGACAACCAGATCTACTATCAATTATAAAGATCATGGATTTGATGATAGATCCATAGTCAAATATGAGAGCACTAGTACTATTAGTGGATTGACAAATGATCAGGATTATTATGTCATAAAAATTGATAATGATTCATTTAGACTTGCCGCAACTAAAGATGATCATACAAATAAAAAATATATTTCTATTGAAAGTATTGGAGGAAGCGTAGAGCATTCATTTAAATATCTTCCAATTTCTGTAGATATAAAAGTATCTTATGCAAATACAGAACAATCTGTATCGGCAACTCCTGTTGTTAGAGGTGAAGTCATTGACTTATATGTTTATGAAAAAGGAAGTAAGTATGGATCCGAAATTTTAAATTACGAAAAACTTCCTTTAGTTTCTATAAGCAGTGGAAAAAATGCTATTGTTCAACCGGTAATAATTAATGGCAAAATTGATAGTGTATTTGTTATTGATAGTGGATCCGAATATCATTCTCTTCCAGATTTAATAGTTAATGGTTCTGGAAGTGGTGCAAAATTAAAACCAGTAATTAATCCCACTACAGGTTCACTTACTGCAGTAACAGTTATCAATAGTGGATTTGGATATACATCGGATACTACAATTAGTGTCAAAACTATAGGTACGGGTCTAAAACTTACACCAAAAATTAGATCGTTAACTCTTGATAATAATAAAAAGTTTGGAAGTGAATATTTCAAAAAAATTACCACTTCTATTACAGATGTATCATATAGTGTTACTGGATATTTTGATGAAATTAGAAGTTCATTTGAAGATAATGTTGGAACAGAAAATAATGATTTTACCCATTCCCCTATTATAGGATGGGCATATGATGGAAATCCGATTTATGGTGCGTTTGGATATTCTAATCCATCTGATGGCACAACCGTAAAAAGGTTGGAATCTAGTTATACCCTAGACACCTCTTTAGTTGAAGATAGACCAAATCTAACAGATTTTCCAGCAGGAACTTTTATTGAAGATTATACTTTTGATGGATCTGGGGATTTGGATGAGCACAATGGAAGATTCACAAAAACTCCGGATTTTCCAAATGGAATTTATGCATATTTTGCTCCTATAGAAGAAAATACAAATATACCAAATACTTTCCAATCAGTTTTCCCATATTTTGTTGGGGATACTTATAGATCTTCTTTTATCAAATCAATTTTAGAAAACACTCAAGAAAATTTTGATATACAAAATTCTGGATTGTTAAGAAACACTGCTCCATATAGAGTAGGACAAAAAAATTCAAGTAATGACTATATTGATTTTGATTTTTCTGATAAGTTTAATGGAGGAGAAGTTGAGTCTTCATCTAGAGGTGATGTAGATTCTTTCACGGTCTCTAAAAATGGATTTGATTATGCCATTGGAGATCCTTTAGTTTTTGATAATTCTACTTCAGGTGGTTCTGGAGTTTCTGCCGAAGTTTCAGAAATACTTGGAAAAACTATAAACAACATTTCAGTATCGAGAACAAAAGAGACTGGTTTTGTTTTAGAAAATCAGAATGGTAAATTAAAATTATCTTCTGACACATATCATAATTTTACAAATAATAATTTTGTAAAAATTGATAATCTTTCAACTCCAGTATCAGGTCTTAGCGGATTTTATAAAATAGAATCTAATACATTATCAACAACTCTCAATGAAGAAATTGTCATAAACTCTGGTGTTGTCACCGATATTTTTGTAGCCAATATACCATCCTCTGTTTCTGCAGGAAATACTATTGGAATTGGCACAGAAAACCTAGAAGTTTTAAATGTATTTGAACAGGAAAGAATTTTAAGAGTTAAAAGAAGTGTTACTGGAATCGCACACGCTGTGGGAACGGGAGTTACATATCGTTCAAGTTCTTTTACCATTCCTTTCCAAATTGAGGAATTGGATTCATATGAAAATAATAAGGTATATTTTAATCCTACACAATCTGTTGGAATAGGTACTACGGTTGGACTCTCTACTTCAGTTTCTTATACTATAGGAAATTCAACACAGACTTTATCAATACCAACACAAACGATATATTTGCCCAATCATGGGTTTAAAGATAGGCAAAAGGTTACAATTGGAAGAGTTTCTGGAGTATCATCGATAGGTGTTTATGATTATTCTACAGATTCGGAATTTAAAATTTTGGAATCTCTTACTGAGGAAGTTTTTGTTATCAAAAAATCTGATAATTCTATAGGTATTGTTACTTCATTAACAGGTCTCGGAAATACTGTTGGTTTAGCGTTTACATCCGCTGGTGCCGATAATTATGAATACTATTTTGAATCGAAATTTAATCAAATAACTGCAGATGTAACTGAAATAAATTGTACGGTATCAGTTGCTTCAAGTCACGGATTAAATAATAATGATAATGTTACTTTATCATTATTATCAAATAAAAATGTAGGTATTGGCACTTCGACACATCTTCGTTTGAGATTTGATGAGAGTACTCAAAAAATACTTGTTAATTCTATTGGGTTTAATTCTACAGGTATTAATACTACAAGTAATATTATAGAAATACCAAATAATGATTTAAGAACTGGTGATAAGGTTTACTATGAAACTGATATTTCACCATCAGGTTTAGAAAATAATTCTTTCTATTATGTTTTTAAAGTTTCTGATGACAAGATTAAATTATCAGAAACATTAAATGATGCAACAGGATCAACTGTAAAAACTATAAGTATAGGAAGCACTGGAGGATCTGACCAAAAACTAAGTCTTGTAAATCCCCAAATTGATGTAGTTAAAAACAATAATTTGGTTTTTGACATTAGCGATTCTTCATTCGAGAATAAAAATATTGAGTTTTTTGGGGACGAGAATTTTATAAATTCATATTCTTCTAGTAGCGATATTTCTTCCTTTAATGTTGTTGGAGTCGGAACTGCAGGAAACTCTGGAGCAAAGGTTACTCTAAACCATTCTTCAAGTTTAGATTTTAACTTATACTATGCAGTCAAAGATGAGACCACAGGAAAAGTTATAAGCGCAGACAAAGATGTAAAAAATTATTCCAAAATTTCTTACATTGATAGCTTCTATAATAACAACACATATATTGTTAGTGCCGCATCAACAACCACTTTCCAAATCAATTTAGTTGGAGAACCTGAAAGAGATCTATACATTTCCTCTGATGTGGATTCATTCAGTTATTCTACAGATTCTAAAAATGCTATAGGACCTATTTCTAAAATTAGAAAAATTTCTCCAGGTTTTAATTACGCATTCTTACCAAAATTTTTAGATGTTACTTCTTCAAAAGGTGATGGTGCAGGTATCAAATTAGTTACCAAAAATATAGGAAACTCGGAAAGAATAAAGACTATAAACAGCGGATATTCTTTCCCAACAGATAAAACTCTATCTCCTAGTGGAAACTTACCAATTATTGCGAATATAATTAAAGATCATGAAATTAAAAACATAGTAGTGACTTCTGGAGGAAGTGATTACTATACAGATCCAGGTTTAGTATTAGTAGATTCTGAAACTAGAGAGAGTGTAGATACAGTTTCTTTTGAAGTCGAAAGAAATTCGAATTCGATTGAAAACGTAACAGCAATAAATTCGAAAGGATTGGATTTAAAAAATTATGAACTTTTTACGATTGATAATTCTAACGGAGTTTCGGTAAGCAAAGTTGAATATTCTTCTAGTGGTATTGTAACTTGCACATTAGTAACTCCTATTGGAGGATTTAATATTCCTCCTTTCTCTGACAATCAAGAAATATTTGTTGAAGGAATTGAAAAATCCGGAAATGATGGTGATGGATTTAACTCTGCTGATGTTGGATACAAATTCTTTACGATTGCAGAATATTTGGATGATACTTCTCCTGCAAGAGTAGTTTTCGATATAAGTAGTTTTTCCACAAATCCAGGTATTGCATTAACTGATCAAATATATGCTTCAATAGTTCCAAAATCAAAATATCCAATATTTGAAGTTAATTTGGAAGAAAGTAAGTTTATAGAAAATGAGCAGTTATTAATAGATATTGGTAATGGATATGTTTTATCTGAAAATAATGTAATTAAGTCTGATGCAAGTATTGCAAAAATTATTGGTCCAGATTTATTAAAAAAAGGATACAAGATACAGGGAAGAAATTCTGGATCTACTGCAGAAATCAATGCTATCACTTCTCTGGGAGGAAGATTTACTGAAGATGTAATTTATTCAACCACTGATGGATGGAAAAATAATATTGGCAATTTGAGTGATGATATTCAAGTTCTTCCAGATAATGATTACTATCAGAATCTTTCATATTCTATCAAGAGTCCTATAGAATATGAAAGATTCATAGACCCTGTAAACAAAATTATTCATTCTTCAGGATTGAAGAATTTTGGAAATCTTGGAATTACATCATCCGTTTCAACTGGAGTTGGAGCTGCTATTTCCGACTTGTCTTTTACTACAGATTATATTACAGATGTAAGAGTTGATATAATAAAAGATTTTGATACTGTAAAAGATGTTGATGTTCAATTTATCTCGGCAGACAACAAAAAATCAAAATATGTTGAATTTCAAAATAAAAGATTAACTGATTTCTTTGTATGTAAAACAAATAAAGTATTATCAATAGATAATGTTGAAAATGAATTTTCTAGCACCACTTTAGGTCAAGAGCAATATGTAGATTTATTGACATATCCAAAATCTGTAAGATATACCAATTTCCTCGTTCAGAGTGTTGGTATTGCAAGTACAGAACGTCAATTAAATGATATTGTTGTTCTCAATAATAATCTGGATTCATTTACTATTGATAAAGGAACTTTAACAAATTCCGAAACTGTAGATTACTATGCAGATGTTAATG